GCCGGTTTTCCGTTCTTTAAACGTAAGGATAATGAACTATGCCGTTCTGATGCTATTAGCTTTGCCGAGCGTCATTTTGAAAATCCAAACTTTTTTAAGATAATGTCTCAGCCATCAGCAGTATTTCATAGATTTCAATATCGTGTTTTCCGTAAAGGAAAATCTTTTGATGTCAAGAAAAAGATACGTCCCGTATGGGGTGTACCTTATAGAATGTCTGTTCTGGAAGGCATGGTTTTTAGGAACCTATTGGATACGTACGAGATTAAGACAAAGAGCGTAGCAGTTCCTGTTTCTAGCGTTGGTCGTACCAAGAAACAAATTTCAACTGATATAATTGGTAATTTAAGAAAATTTGATTATCCTATTGTAAGTGTTGATTATTCTAAATTCGACTCAACAGTTCCTGCATTTATGTGGGCTTTATTTTACTCAGTTGTTCGCAACTGTATTAATACTAATGAAATATCGGAAGATGTTTTAATGAATTTGCTATGTTATCATTGTTATACACCATATTGTTGGAACTCTACTAGAGTTCGTTATCAGAAGAGGGGCGTTCCTTCAGGAAGTCTTATAACTTCTTATTTTGACACGTGGGTTAACAGAGTTTTATATTATTATTCATGTCTTGAAAGTAAGAATGGCAGAAGTTTCTCTGAAATTACTGCTCATACATTGGGTGACGACTTAATATTTGTTGAAAAATACACTACCCTAAATCATTTGATATCTGTATCTAACAGATTTAAGATGGTTATTGAACGGGAAAGTTGCTCAATACAAACTAAAGAGGATGAAATTGATTTTCTGGGATATTTCTGGGATATTGATAATCGCCCTACTCAAAAGCAAGAATGGTATATTGCGCACTTAGTCTTACCGTCACGGTTTCTCAGATCAACCGAAATACCTATAAGTATATTACAAACCTACAGGGGCATATCTATATGTATGTCTCTATACAAAGGAATGGAAATGTTCGAGTTTTTAGTCGGACATTCAGACCATGTCTGGATAGATTTGTTGAGAAGGTATAATGCTGGAAAGGATCCATTAATTAATTATGTTGGTGAAGACCAACGGCTATTGTATTTGAGAATTCCTTTATCAGTCATTTTTAATGAGGGCTGGGAATCGTTGTAATCTGTG